ACGCGACTCTTCTCGGGTCCGATTGTTAATTACCGATCACAGTCCGGTAGAAAGATCCGACGCCAGCATTTGGACAAGTTCTCCAGCCGGTTTCAGTCGGCATCCGGGCAGCACTTTAAGAAGTCTCTTTATAATCCCCTGGACACAATCGCAGCAAACGCGATGCAGAATCAACGCCGAGTGGAGCGATATGTCGATTTCGATCAGATGGAATACACCCCAGAGATCGCATCGTCGTTGGATATTTATGCCGACGAAATGACAACGTATTCCGATTTGCAGCCGATGCTTAATATCAGGTGCCCGAACGAAGAGATTAAAGCAGTACTAGCTGTCCTATATGAAAACATTTTGAGCCTTCAATATAACTTATTTGGCTGGGCACGCACAATGTGTAAGTATGGAGACTTCTTTCTCTATCTGGACATCGACGAGAAGTACGGTGTACAATCAGTCATTGCGCTTCCTTCCTCTGAAGTGGAGAGACTCGAAGGAAAGGACTCGACGAACCCTAACTATGTTCAGTATCAGTGGAACTCTGGTGGGATGACTTTTGAAAATTGGCAGATGGCTCACTTTAGAATTCTTGGTAATGATAAACACGCTCCATATGGCACTGCCGTTTTAGATCCATGCCGTCGAATATTCCGACAGCTAACTTTGGTAGAAGATGCCATGATGGCTTACCGGGTGATTCGCTCCTCTGAGCGAAGACTCTTCAAGATTGATGTGGGTGCTATTCCTCCCCAAGATGTGGAACAGTATATGGAAAAGATTGTGACTCAACTCAAGCGACACTCTGTCGTTGATCCCCAGTCTGGACGCGTAGACCTACGTTATAATCCGATGAGCATTGAAGAAGACTACTTCATTCCTGTGCGCCCGGGCTCAGCAACAGATATTACCAACCTCGCCGGCGGATCAAATACCACAGCCATCGATGATGTAAAGTACCTACGCGACAAACTCTTTTCAGCACTCAAGATCCCCCAAGCTTATCTAGCCATGGGAGAGGGAGCCGCCGAAGATAAGACCACACTCGCGCAAAAGGACATTCGTTTTGCAAGAACCATCCAGAGACTACAGAGGGTTATTGTTTCCGAGTTAGAAAAGATCGGCATTATTCACCTTTACACCTTGGGCTTCAGGGGAGATGATCTTTTAAGCTTCACCTTGGCACTCAACAATCCCTCTAAAATTGCCGAGCTTCAAGAAATTGAACAGTGGAAAGCAAAGTTTGATATTGCCGGCGCAGCCACCGAGGGTTATTTTTCCCGCGCTTGGGTTGCCGACAACATCTTTGGGCTTTCCCATGAAGAGTTTATCCGTAACCAGCGCGAGATGTATTATGACCGCAAGCACGACGCAGCGCTCCAGAAGGTGGCAGAAGATGCCGCTGCAGCCGAAACAGCAGGAGCAGGCGGCGGCATGGACATGGGTGCCGATATGGATATGGGCATGACAGAAGATCCACTAGCTGGCGGAGCGGAAGAGGGCGCACCCGAAGAGATGCCCGCCGCCGAGGCTGGCGGCGAAGAGTCCGCCCTTCTCGCGGTACCCCCGGGATCCCGAAATGCGGCGCGCCTTACACCCGGAGCAAAAGGAAAAGTATACCACCCTGTTAAGAGTGATAAGAGGAAAAATAGTGGACCCCGCACGCGCAATTATAATGCCCAATACAATCATGAGAAGCGTGGTGCCTCCAACAGAGCAACGTTTCCCGGGTCAGAGATTAACACCATCCCTAGTTTAGCGAAGGGTATTTATGAGGTTGATCAATCTACTTATAATTTAGATGGAGATGAAGAAGAAATAAAACTCTTTGAGGTTAGCGAGTCACTTCGCAACCTACTTAAGGGGCTTGAACACAAGAATCAATTATTAACGGAGCAAAAGGATGAAGATCAGACACAACAAGAAGCGTAATACCGCGTTTGTTTACGAGGCACTGATAAGGGAGGGCACATCTGCCATCCTGCAAAAGGACAACGAGCGCAAAAACAAAATTGTTAAAATAATTAAAAGACACTTTAAGCCAGGAACTCGCCTTCGCCATGATCTTGAGTGCTACCGCTCTCTTTATGGAAACCAAAGGATTGCTGCACCGCACTGCATGAGGATTGTCCGAGAGGCAGCACTGCAGCGACGCTTAATTAATCCTCAAGAACTGTTTGATGATCAGACAGCACTTATTCATGACATTAACAAGGATTTAGACTCAGCAGTGTTTGGCAACTTTGTTCCGAATTATAAGAGCTTGGCAACAATATCACAAATGTTTTCCCCAACGACTGCCCCCAAGGATAAGGTTCTCTTAGAAACCATGGTCATTAACGGAATGATTTCTGACACAGAGGAAGAAGTACCAGGGGAGATCGACTCAGTGGTTGTTGAAACGTTTATTAAAAAGTTTAACACGAAATACGATGTTGGTCTTCTAGAAGAACAGAAGAAGCTTTTAAATTATTACATCACGTCTTTCGTGGACAACTCTTTAGAATTGAAGATGTTTCTTAATGAAGAGATCTCGCGCCTTAAAACGAAATTAACAGAAGCCATAATGGTAGATTGTATCGCTAGCGACGAAACCATGGTTGATAAAACAAAAGCTGTTGTACAAAAATTAGATGAATTCAAAAACGAAAGCGTTAGCGAAGAGGTTCTCTTAACGGTTTTAAAAGCCCAATCATTAGTAAAGGAAGTATTTGAAGATGGCAATCGTAATTAAGATTGGCGAAAAGGCTAACGAAAAAAAGGTTCGGCTTGAACTACAAGCGCGTCAGTCTCTCAATGGGGATGTGATGATTTTTGATCATGGTGACATCGACATCGTCTTATCTCCTACGAACAATACGGTGACGGTCTTTCCCAAAGAAACCATGAATGATTTAGTCTATGGCGCCCAGAACCGGTTGATGACACACCTCACCAAGAGGGGGATTTTGGTGCCTGAATCAATTCAAGGCGGCTCTTTTTACGGCGCCGTTGAAGGGACCATTCAACAACCTCTAGAAGAAACTATAAGCGGACCCAAGTTGGCCCTGATTAACGTTTCGATGTTTATTGATGAAGAGCGCCCTTATTTCGAGAACATGGAAGCAATTGTCTCCATGGACGACGATATGCTTGTGCATCCCGACAAGGAATATTCCACCGAGCTTGGGGAAGTTCCACAGTCAATAGATCAGGGTTCAATTCGCACGGGATACATCCGCGATCCCTATTCATTAAATTACATGTATACATTCGAGTAGGAGTTAACTTGGAATTATTAGCCTTTATCTTGTGCGCCTATGGGCTCACTCAAATTATTGTTTACGGAAAGATTTTTGACCGCTACCGACCAAAGACGGGAAAGATAGGAGCACTGCTTCGGTGCCCAATGTGCATGGGTTTCCACGTAGGTTGGTTTTTAATGCTGCTTTCTCCGTTTACAGAACTATTTAACTTTGATGTATCGGTAGCTAATTTCTTTCTTTTAGGATGGCTATCTTCCGGAACTTCATATATACTTAATATGATTTTCGGAGACAACGGAGTTAAATATGAACATAAACATTTGGACACAGAAGTGGATGCTTCAGCCAGTTAGACACTGCTGTAAGGGTTCTTAGCTGTGGAGCAAATTACAATAACAGAGTCTAAGTTGCAAGCCCTCATCTTTGAGGAGTTTGATGCAATGATAGAGTCTGGGGAAATCGATGAAGGCGCACTTAGCCAAGCATGGACTCAAGCAAAGGGCGCCGCACGCGGTCAAGCCGCCAAGCTTGGTACCAATCTTAAGAGGTTGGGCAAGCAGGGAGGTCAGGCTTTCGCTAGCGCCATTGGCGCCAACCAGACAGCTGCCGAATTAGGTGGACAGGCTGATGACCTGAAAGCGCAAGCAAAACAAAAGCAGCTAGTAGCCAAGGCTCAATCCGCACTTAAGCCGCTTGGGGCAGCTTATCAAGATTTTGCTCAAAACGCTCAAGCGATGGGAATTTTAGAGTTGCCAGCAATGCAGCAGGCATCACGGGGCTTGCAACAAGCCATCGCTGCGCTTAATCAGGCTATCACAGCTGCGCCCCAACAACAGCAAGCACAAGCCAGTGACGACGAAGGCACTCCCGATGGCGGCAATGCCCCACCACCCGGATCTCCCGGCTCAGTCGAAGCCGCCCTCCTTGCCCAAATGAATGCAACCGATGATCGATTAGCTGCCCAAGGTTCAACCAGCGCCCAGCAGCGCGTTGACCAACGCACCGCACAACAACAGCCCGGCGCTGAAGAAGAGGAAGAACAAAATGTCTAAGGTACTTTTACGAGAATACTATGAATTATGCGAAGGCGGCGTATGTCAAGACCTGCTCACTGAAGCCGAGAAGCGTTTTGTTGCCGATGGCGGCATGATGCTTTCAGGAATTATGCAGAAGTCTGATGTGCAAAATGGAAACGGTCGCGTTTATCCTCATCCCGTTTTAATGCGCGAGGTCGAGAACTACAAGAAGCTAGTCGGTGAGCGCCGCGCCCTAGGCGAACTCGACCACCCCGAAGATTCAGTCATCAATTTAAGGAATGCCTCCCACATGGTTACAGATGTGTGGTTTGAAGGCAAAGATGTGATGGGTAAGGTCAAGGTTCTTGACACTCCCTCTGGCAAAATTCTTCGCTCTCTTGTAGACTCCGGAGTTAAACTTGGCATCTCATCCAGAGGGATGGGGTCCGTCAGCGAAAGTCAGGGAGCCACCGTTGTGGAAGATGACTTTCAATTAATCTGTTTTGATTTTGTATCGGAGCCATCGACTCCGGGCGCTTTCATGATGAGAGAAGCCAAAGATTTAAGTCTGCCTAATATTTTTACCAAGGCAGACAAAATTAATCGATTACTAAATGATATTATAGGAAGTACCCACAATGAGTAAAAAGCCCAACAAGCTATCCCAAAAGGAAGTAAAGAAACTTATTCAAGAACGAGTCCAGCACCGGCTCGATGAGCATGCGTTAGCCAAGGCTATCAATGAAGGTGTTATCACTGAGGGCATCTGGGACTCTCTTAAAAATATGATCGGAGGCAAGGACCCCGAACACAGCACCAAGATTACCGGCACACTCAAGCGCGCCTTGGATCAGGCTGCCGACAAGACTGTTAAGAAAATGTTTGAGCAGTTTGAAAAGGATTTTCCTGGATTTCCCAACATCAAAAATTCTGATAAGTTTGAGAAGGGGTTGACATCTCTCGCATTGATGTACCAATCCGTCAAAGAAGCAGCCCTCCACGGACAAATGCCCGTAGAGGTTGCCAACGCCATCATCATCACACTTAAGCAATATACGGAAGCACTGATTCAAGATACCGCTACTACCTATAAGTTCTTCAAAGAAGAAGAGGAAGAAGAGAGTCTTGAGGAAATTAGCGACACAGCCAAGGGCGCCCTAGCCGGCGCCGGCGTAGCAGGAGTTGCTGCAGCACCCACTGCTGCCTTGGGCGCCGTCGCTAGCGGAGCCACTACGGCAGCGACTGCCGGCGCAGGCTTGATTGTCGGCGCTGCAGAAGGGGCTGCTGGTGTAGCCGCGTGGCTCGGAGGAAGCGCCGCAACTGGTGGAAGTATCTTGGGCGCCCTGGGTGCCATCGGGGCACCTCTTGTTGTTGGTGCCGGTATTGTGATGCTCGGAAAGTGGCTCTTTGGCTCCAATCGAAAAGGAATGTTAAAGAAGCTCCTAAAACTATATGAGCCCGTTGATCCAGCCAAAGCAGCCCCCTATTCAGGAGAGCGCGCAGCGCAAGCATCTGACGTAGCACAAGCAGTCGGACAAGGAAACTTTAAAGCAGCCAACCAAGGCTACACTGCAATGCAGAATTCTTATGCCCAAACGGGTGTTCAACAGCTGCAACAACAGCCCCAAGTTATTCAACAGGTTGGCGGCGCCCTAGAAGATGCCATTGGTGCAGAGAACGCAGCTGCCTTCGTGGCAGTTGCCGGCGGAGAAACCAAACTAGAAGACCTCCCCCAACTCCAACAAGATATCGTTCGTGCGGTGCTGGGACAATTTGAGACCGGAGATCCTGAAGAAAATATTGAGGAGGCGGTCAAGCTTGCTGATGCACAGGTTGATATCGAAGAGGAAAAAAAGAAGCTGGATGACGATGGAGAGGCAGATCCCACCGGCGGCGGAGAGAAGCTCCCCCCAGAGACCCCCCTCTCTATCACAAACTCCAACGCAGAACAGGAAGAGCCACTCATAGCAGTTATCCAAGACCTTGGACTCCCACAGGACGCGGCAGCTTCGATTGCCACCAAGATGGTAGACTATTTGAACAAGCGCCAAATTCCGGTTTCAGAAGGAAACTTAAAGAGATTAGCTTCGCGATTTGCCGTTAGATTGAAGGAACAGATGAAGGTCACAGATACCCGAACTTCCACGCGGATGAAACGGCCGCCAGTGCCAGATGAAGAAGACCCGCAAACAAGAACCAGGATTGACCCCGCACAGGTTTCAGCCGCCGGCGGTGG